GTCCGGGGTTAAAATAGAAGGATTACCTGAAAACATCACTGTTTATGGAGCAGCTAAAAATAGTAGCATGATGACACTATACCATTCAACAAAAACTCAGATCAGGAAAAGCGTCTGTCATGAACGCTTTGGTGAAGTTCAACGGTCTCCCGCAATCATTTCAACTGATGGCGATAAAGGCCAAAACACTCTAATTCAGGGAATGAAAAACTTTGTCCCACATGAAAGTTTTCCAAAAGAAGATATCCGAATTGCAACCGAAGATGTCACTAACATGGTTTTAACTCATTGTATAAGTGATATGGACGTAGCATCAAAGAGATCATTACGGGAAGCAATCATAGGAATACCTGGAAAAGTTGTTGGCTTGACTATGAACACAAGTCCTGGAGTGCCATGGGTTTGGAGTGCAAAAACAAAATCCAAGAAAGACATTATTGATATTGATTATGATGTTGGCGACGTTACTGTTGACCCTCGTCTTTTAACATTACTTGATGAAGAAGAAAATGCAATGGCCAGTGGTGTTGCGCCACTAACCATTTTTCAAGTAACACACAAGGATGAGAGACTACCACCGAATAAAGTTAATAAACCAAGGTTAATTCAAGGTAGCCCACTAACACTCACTATCTCCTCAAGAAAGTTTTTAATGGATTTTAATTATGCTTTCCAAAACTCAAGGCTTGATTTAGAACATGCTGTAGGCATCAACCCAGAATCACTTGATTGGGATACGCTTGCGAAAAAGTTAACTGAACATTCTCCTTACATTTGTACGGGAGATTTTAGTAAATTTGGACCTCGCCTTCTCACTGACTTCGTACATGCAACATACAAGGTAAGGAACAGTTGGTATAACCAGTTTGACTGCCCGAAAGAACATCAAACGACTAGAACAATGCTTGGCTATAGAGTTACCGACTCTTTCAATATGGCCTATAATCGCGTTTTCAAAGTTAGGTGTGGCAGCCCTTCTGGTGATATCAACACAGTACAAACTAACAGTATTTGCAATATGTTGTATTTCAGGTGTGCCTGGATTGGCATTATGCGTGATCTTAAACCTGAGCTCACAGGACTTCACCACTTCAAGGATCTTGTTGTTTTTTATTGTTATGGCGACGATGTAATCTTCTCTGTTCACCCTTCAGTAATTGAATTATTTAACAACGAAACAATTTCGAAGTATTTCGAAAAGTTTGGAGTTTCATACACTGATGTGAATAAGGACGGTTCTGTCCGAAAGCATTGTTCGATAGAAGAAGCGACATTCTTGAAGAAGGGATTTTCAAAATTCACCGACACACCAATCCCCGGTGGAGTTTGGATATGCGTACCGCCCTTAAGCGATATTTTAGACACAACAAATTGGGTGCGCAAAACAAAAGGGGTTTCTGACACAACCTTTATCTCAGAAAATGAAATACAAGCGGCAGTTGTTAATTGCGAAGACGCCGTGCGAAAATCTTGGTTTCATGGACGATCTTATTTCGATAAGTTACAGGCAGATATAAGGGAGTTTTGGAAATCCTTTGGTGGCACGATCAAGCCACGGAACTTCACTTTTGAGGGATTGCAAATCGATTATGGAATACCAACTTTCCAAGGTACCGATTTTCAAGACCTCCAAAATGATTTCCTTTTAAATGATCAATTATTAGATCCTACTTGGCGAGCCTCTCATTGCGACGGATAACCACAAGTAGCACTAATCGATAGTACATTTGTTCTTAATTCTTATAATTATTAGCATCTTGTAG